GTCACCAAAGCAAAAGCCCCAGAGATCCGACCCCCATCCCCCTAAGGGCTCAGCGCCCTGGGTAGCTAGGCCGCTGCCCTGCCCCTCTCGTTCGACCGAATGCCTGCGTGCGTGCGGTGTGCCTGTCGTGGCATGCCTTCGACATCGCTCGCCAGTTGCTTTCGGTCAGCCTGAGCTCGGGGTGCGTGGCTATGGGCTTGATGTGGTCGACCACCTCAGAAGCCGTGACCCTCAGCGCGCCAGCCTTGCATTCGTCGCATTCACACAGTGGGTGCGATAGCAGATATGCCTTGCTTCGCTTGCGCCACTCATAGTCGTAGCCACGCGCAGCCGAGTTTCCTCGGCGTCTATCTATCTCTCGCTTCACGCTGCGCACGTGCACAGGGCAGAAGCGCGCTCCCGTGAGCGTCGTGCATCCTGGGTGGCAGCACGGGTGCGGTGCGGCCCGAGGCATCAGGCGTTGAATGCACGGGCAGGAATGACTCGCGTCACCACCTGCCCGTCGCTCAAGGTGGCAGCAGCCTGTATGTGGTACAGCTGGCCATGGGTTGCACCCGAGACCGTCACCTGTGACAAACCGTTCGCCGTGTCCGTGCTCTCGCTCACCTTGGTCAGGCCTGCGGGCAGGGTATGCGTGACGCTCGAGAGCGTCAGCGAATCGCCGAGCACGTCCGACCAGTCGAGCGGGATCGATGCCGAGTCGGACGGGTGTACGAGCGGGATCGTCACTGCGGCACTCGCACCGAGGAATGTCGAGCACGCAGCCCCACCGTGAAGCGGGGCGTGATGGTCACGCTCCCCGGCATGTAGACGCCTACGAGGGACGCTCGATCAGCCGCGCTGATGGTTCCGTCAGGAACCGGGAGCACAACCCCTGGCGTCAGACCAGCGCCGAGCGCAGCAGCGCGCTTCGCAGCAGTGTCGATGGCCATGGGACGTCTCCTATATCAGGGCGAGCATTCGCTCAGCGTGAACACCCCGCCGGCGTCGCTGACCGTGCAGGTGACGAGGTTCGAGTTATCGGCGTCGTTCCGCAGCGTCTTCGTCGTGGTCGACTGCGTGACCTTGTTGCGCGACCAGGCTGTCAGCCAGGCAATGCCGTCCCACACCGTCGACGAGCCCCATGTGGGCTTGGCCGCCGGCTCGGTGAGGAGCAGCAGGTTCAGGGCGTCGGTCACTTCGCTCTGCACCTCGGCGTCATAGGCCGCATTCCAGGGCAGCGCCGTCAGGCCCGCACCGTTGACGCCTACGTCCGTGATGAAGGCCGCGAGCTCGTCGGTCTGGTCCTCGATGGCCGCGATATCCGCAGCCAGGCTCGCGCCAGCTGGGCTTCCGATGGTGGTCGAGAGCGTGGACAGCGCCGAGGAGGTCGCCAGGCCGCTCTGCACCTCGGTCACCGCGTCTGCAGCGAGCTCGGCAGCGCCGAGCGCATCCGTCGCAATGACCGTGGCCGTGATGGCCCCGGATCCGAATTCGGCCGAGGTGATGCCGCCGTCGGCCAGTTCGCTCGAGCCGATGGCGCTCGCCGCAATCTCAGAGGCGCCCAGGGCGTCCGCAGCGACTTCCGTCGCGGTGATGGCGTCCGTCGCAATCTCACTCGTGCCCACAGCATCGGCCGCGAGCTCCGCGGCACCAATGGCGTCGGTTGCGATCTCGTCGGCAGCGATGGCCGCGCTCGCGAGCTCACTCGCCCCGATGGCATCAGCAGCGAGTTCGGCAGCGCCGATCGCGTCCGTCGCGATGGCGGCTGAATCGATGGCGCCAGAGGCGAAGCTTGATGCCGTGATGCCGCCGGCGGCGATCGTTACCGAGCCGCTCGAGCCGGTGGCGGTGCCGAAACAGACGTAGGTGATGGTCCCCGTCGGCGTGGTCGTCCACGTCGCAACGGTCGCGGTATCCGTGCTCGAGACGTAGTCCGAGACGGTGCGCGCCTGACCCACACCTGCCGACCCACCCGTGACAAGGCACGTTGCACCGATGATCTCGTCATCGGCGAAGGCCGCGGCGGCGCGCAGCTGTAGTGTGGTTCCGGTGGCTGCCTGAGCCGTACCGCAATCGATGATGCCGAGCGCAGCCATCGCGCCCGCAGTGGCCGGGCACGCGTAGGTATTCCCGTCGATGGCACCGTCGGCGATCTCCGCTGCGCCAATCGCGTTCGCAGCGAGTTCGGCCGCCCCAATTGCATCCGTTGCCACTTCCGAGGCCGCAATGGCATCGGCAGCAATCTCCGCGGCGCCAATGGCATCCGTTGCGATCTCGTCGGCAGCGATCGCCGCGCTCGCGAGCTCACTCGCCCCGATGGCATCGGCAGCGATCTCGGAGGATCCGATGGCGTCCGCAGCAATTTCATCAGCGGCGATTGCCGCGCTGGCGATCTCGGCGGCGCCAATAGCGTCCGTCGCGATGCTGGCCGCCGTGATGGCGCCCGAGCCCCATGCCGTGCCGCCCGCGTTCACCACGTTCACGCCGAGCTGTGCGGTCGAGGTGCTGACCGCTGCGCCGCCGATCTCCTGAACGTCGACGTCCTCGGTCGGGGTCATCGCAGACGCGTTGCTGTGCGTCTGGATGAAGAACACTTCCGTCGTGGTCGCAGCGATCACGACCGCAATGCGCTCGCACTGCATTTCGGCCGCGGTCAGGGCGATCGAGTAGAACGTGCCCTCGTCGGCGAAGTCATTCGTCGCCGTGGTTTCGGCGCCCTCATTGCACGAGAGCGAGACCTCGGTGCCGCCATCCGCCTCATCGACGTCGAGCGTCCCGTCGGCGTTGTAGAGCTTGAAATTGAAAGTCTCGGCGACACCATAGCGGGCATGCCAGACTTCCGCCCAGGCCGTGCTGATCGAGCCGAAGGCGAGCAGCGCAGCAAGCAATGCGCGGGCGTGTTTCACGATCTACGTCTCCGAAGTAGGAGCCCCGAGGAGGCGGCGGCGGCTTGGTTGAACGAGCCGATCATGCAGGCCGAGCTATGCGAGCTCGCCGTATAGGGGGCGGTCTCGCCGGTGAGACTCGATGCGGCCAGCCGGTACTGCCACCAGTGGCGGTTGTTGCCGCCCGTGGCCATCGTAAGCGCGGTGTAGTTCGCCGCGACCACCTCATCGGTAATCGTCGAGCTCTGCCCGCACACCGTGACGATGAGGTCGCCGGACTGCGCCGAGACGCCCGTCGCGCCGTGCGGATGAGAAAGCCCCGAAGGGTTCGCGATGCTGTCGAAGGCCTCGACGACCGAGCTAGTCGCCGCACCGGTCCAATACGAGCAATTGATGATGACCGTTTCGGTCGCGCCGGCCTGCACGGTGACCGTCGTCGATCCTGACGCGGCGTTCGCGACGTAGTGGATGCCTGCGCGCGCGGCGTCGAGGATCGGCGTCGTGACAGCCGTGTAGGTCTGGCCGCGGTCGTCGGTGATGCTCGTGAGCGAGTTGCCACCGCGCAGCACCCAGGCGACGACGAGAAGCGAGCCCGCCGTCGGGCTCACCGTACACGTGCCGGTCGTGGTGCTCGCCGTGACCGAGTCGGCCTGAGCGCCGAGCGCGATCTGCGCCTGCGCCGAAAACGGCAGCAGGCACAGCAGCAGGATCGATAGCAGCCGCTTCATAGTCCTGACACCAGCTTGAATCCTGGAAGTTCGGCGCCGTTGCAGCAGCCCACAGGGCCGCCAGTGCTCGATGCCGTCGTCGGTGCGCCCGTGACTGCGAAGTCATCGTTCGCGGCGTCGACGAAGGGAATTGTGGCCGTGACGGTCGAATTGGCTTCCGCACCCGTGAGCGTTCGCCAGGCCGCCAGTGATGTCGCGTTGCTACCGTTGTACGAGGCCTGAAACGTGCCCGGGTTTTGCACGTGCCACTGATAGTCGAGCACCTGCCAGGGCTGCGAGTACTCGCCGGCGTCGAAGAAACCCGTCGAGTCGTTGTCGTTGAACAGCACATTGTCGCGGATGCGGATCGTGGTGCCCGTGGTCTCGTTGACCGAGATCAGGGCGCCGGGCGTGCCCGAGGTACGTGCAATCGTGTTGCTGAAGAGGTCAGTCATCCGACCGTCGTCAGCACCATTCGACGTGATGAGGATGCCGTAAACGCTGAAGTCGGTGATGAGGTTGAAACTCACCACGAGGCGCGTTGTCGCGCTCACGTCCGCGATGCGCATGCCGCGCGTCACGTCCTGGATCAGGTTGTAGCTGATCGTCCCGGAATTCTGCATTCCGGTGGCCGAGCCCTTGATGTAGAACCCGGTCTGCACGTTGATGAGCGTGTTATAGCTCACCACCATGTTTTCGCAGCCGTACGTGATGACGGCGGCGACGTTCTGGCTCGTGTCGGTCGAGCTCGAGAGGTCCCTAACTACGTTGCCCGAGAAGACGAACCCGTCGACACCCTCGACCCACACCGCGGGGTAGTTGCCCCCGATCGTGTCCTCGGCGGCCTGAATGTAGGTATTGAGAATCTGAACGTTCTCATACCCACCAGCTTGGCCGCCGATGTTGAACCAGCCGCCATCGATGGCCGGCTTCGCGTTCGCCCAGTTGACGAGGAACCCGTCGAAGATGACGTTCGATTGCCCGCCACTGTCGATGATCGCGCTGCGCTGCGCGTTCGAAGTTCCGTTGCCGGAGTGCGAGAGCTCCGTGCGGTTCGCGTTGCTCGTCGGCGTCGAAAGGAACGTCGCCGCATACGAGGCGTAGTGGATGATCGGGCTGCCGGATGTGCCGGAGTTCGTCGGCGCCCAGGCCCCGTCATCATTGCCCGTGGGTGCGAACTGGCAGAGGCCACCCGAGCCCGGGTGCCACTGCACGATATTGCCGGCGACGGCGGCCTTCGCCTGAGTCGGCGTCCAGGCCGTCTCGTACGTGAGGCCGTTGCCGGATCCGCTGGCATCGCACCGCACGTGGTGCGTGGCCGTGTAGCGGGTGGGGCCTGAGTCCTCGGACGCCGCCTCGATGACGTGCCTGCCTGCGCCCGAGATGTTGACGAAGGCTGCGCCCGTGGGCGCGTTGATGCCCAGGGCGGCAATGAGGCCGAGCGCGAGGCCCAGCAGTCGCCGGCGCAGGGTTGAGGCTTGCGTCTGCTGCATGGGTCTCGCGGGAATAAAGAGCGGCCGGTCCAGCGCACGAATGAGGGCGCGCCGGAAAGCGTCGTCACACGCTGCTCGAAAAGGTCGAGCGGCCGCGGAAGCCCGCGCAAATGGGCGGGCGGTTTTTCTTCAGGGAGGTCAAATGAAAAAGCCCGCTGCTCAGGCGGGCTTCGGTGTCAGACTCCGCTGAGCGCAGAGGCGGAACCTACGCCGACGTTACGATAGTTATAACGTCGGGTCAATCCTACAGAGGGCACGGGACCCCAATGTATGCGTATCGGGCACGCGTCAGGCGCATGCGGTAGGCATCCACGCTGATGTCGAGCAGCTGCGCGTTCTCCTCGTCGCTGCGACACCGGCCGGTTTCCTGGTCGACACGTGGAACGAAGTGCAGCCAGATGACCACCTGAAAGCAGGACTCGAGCTGCAACCAGCGTTGGTGAATCCAGTAGACGGCATTGGGCATGCCCTTGTGAAGCTCGCGACTGCCGAGGCGACGACCCCCGGCGCCTTCGATGAACGCCACCAGAGCCGAGGCGCTCGGGTATCCGTTGATGGGGTTTTGCTCCCACCATTCTCCCCATAGTTCGAGTTCGGAATCGATTATCGAGCGCTCGCGGCCGTCGAGGCGCCGCGGTGCGCGGGGCTTGGATACGACAACGTCGGCGGCTGCGTTCATTGGCCACCTCTGCTGTTGAGGGCTTCGTCGATGCGCCTGAGCAGTTCTTGTCCGCTGCTGCACCAAGACTCGCTGTGTCTATCGACGAAGGTGCGAGCCTCTATCAGCGCCTCCCGCAAGCCACGATTCTCCGGTGTGAGCACGTTGATCTCGTGCGTCTTCATGCGGTCCTTTTCGTTCAGCCGCTCGTTCTCCTCCCGCAACTCGTCGCGCTGATGGGAGAGGGCGTCGTAGTCGGACGCGAGCTGGCGCGGCGTCTTGCCGGTCTCGTTGTGGACCGTGCCGGCCTCGGCGATCAGATCCATATCGGCCTGCGTCACGGAGATATCCGGATGCCCGTCGTGGCATGTAACGGGCATCAGCACGGAATGGCGCCGGCTGCCGTTCTCTGCAAACAGGCGCCGCCAACTATTGCTCGTCCACCACGTCCACACTCCCGGCGTCACCTTCCCCGCGCTCATGGCTGCTCGCCTTCGCCAGGTAGTAGCAGGCCGAAGCGCTGTCGGGCACCGAAGTCCATCCCCATGCGGATTACTTCGTCGCGCGACTCGTGTACGACACTGTCGCCGCCGGCTTGGCAATCCCACCCCGTGTAATCGCAGCCGGCATGCAGGTAGAACCAACGGCCGTCGCGCAGGCGACCCCACATGACCCATTCGTCACCGTCGTTCTCGCCGTCGTCCGATCCGTGGATTTCCGCTACATCCTCGATCTTGAACGAGGCGTACTCAAAGGCCGCTTGCCAGTCGTAGTCGGCAAGCATTCGCTCGATGGTGAGTTTGCTCACGGCTTTTCCCCTCGTGATTGGGAGAGGGCGGCGCGGGCCCTGTCGAGTACGCCCGGCGCGTGGTAGTCGATCTGCTCAGCGGCTAGCAGCTCCTCCAGCGCCGCCACCAGGGCGTCGTGGCTGTTGTAGCGGTGGACCAAGTCGTCAGCGTATTGCCGCTGCTCGCTCTCGAAAGGCTCGTCGTAGCCGATGGAAATTTCGGCAATGGCGGCTTTGCTGTTAGCGAGGCGCGCATCGGTCGTGATGTACAAGGCGTCCAAAGTGTCATCGTCATAGACGACCAGCGGCGTCCGTGTGTTGTTCTCGGCTTTCATGCGCAGTCCTCGAGCAGCAGCTGCACCAACGCGCCGCGTGCTTCCTGGGATATGGCGATGTTGGTCACATCTCCGCGGCGATTCTTGAAGCTGATGAGCGCCATATCTCCGTGACGGCCCACAAAGACGGAACGTCCCTCGCTGAGCTCGATGCGCTTCCCCGTGATCGACCCCGCCGGGATAACGTCGGCATCGGGGGTGACCGCTTTAACTGCTGGGGACGGCGCAACGTACCCATCCTCGCCCGTCAATCGACGGCAGGCGCGGACCAGCCACGCGAGTTCGCCGTTCCAGTTTCCCGTGTGCACGGCGGACTCGATCGACTTCAGCCCCTCGACGATCTGGTCCGTCGGAATGACATCGGCAGCTGTTCGCTCGCTCATACCCGCCCCTGCGTCGCCATGTAGAGGGCGATCAGGACGCAGGCGATGCCGGCAGCACCGATGCCCACGCCCCACCAAAACACCGCGAGGCCTTCTCCACGTGGAACATCCTCCCCAGTCCACTCGGCCACACGCTCGGCGTGATCTCGCGCCTCGGCTTGATCGAGCCACTGCTCGGCGTTCACCGCGGCCTGGCGCTCGCGCAGGTCGCTCACGTGCTCAGCCACGCCGACAAATGGCGCGGTCGAGCCGCACTGGCAGACGTTCAGCGGTCGACGATGCGTCATGCACATCGCCACAGAATTCCCCTTGGTCATGGTCGCCACCCCCGCGCCTTGAGCGCGATTTCGATGAGACGCACGGCTTCGCCGTTGCGCACTTGGTCGGTCGTTACTGGGAACACAAACCACCCGTTGATGACGGCCAGCTGGTGTTTCTCGATGTCGCTGAGGAGCTTCGTCGGGTGGCTGTGAGCACCACCCCCGCGGCGCCAGATGCCGCCCTGCACTTCGACGAGCAGCCGCTGCGGCTCGAATGCGAAGTCGGCGCGCATCTTGCGGCCGGGTGCATAGGCGAACTGGCGCGAGAATGACGGCAACCCCAATACCGTCATGTCCCGCGCCAGCCAGCCTTCGAAATCGACGGCGGGCGCGCTCGATCGCTTGCCCCGCTTCGGCTGCAGCACCTCGAGCAGCTGATCGGGCGCGAACGCGATGGTGTGACCGTCAGGAACGGCCTGCGCAAGCAAGACTGCCCCTCGGCCACGTCCCGGGATTTTCAGGCGCAGGCCGCGCATCAGACGCGCCCCTCGGCCATTTCCCGCGCCATGATGTCGAGCGGGTGCTCCATCTTCGGCGGGTTGTTGACCATCCAGTACGGCTTGGTAGGTGATGCCGTGCCGCGCGGCGAGCTCGCGGATTGTGGGCAGCTTGTTGAGCTTCGCGCGTAGCGGTCCGCACGTCGCCGGGTTCGCCCGGATCTTCGCCATCAGGTCAATGCGACGCTTCGCCACCTCGACAAGGGCGTCGCGCTGCGCGCGGGTGAGGACCGGGCCCGGCATCAGGCGGCCACCGGTGGCGGACGGCGGGCGAGCGGCTGCGGGCTCAGGCGTACGATCTCGTCGTTCACCCGGGCGCGCACGCCGTCGTGGATGGCCCGGTCATCGGCGGGGGTCATCGGGTGCTTCGCCCTCGCCTCCCCGATCGCCCAGGCCGTCGCCTCTTCGCAGACTTTCACCAGAGCCGCGCGGGCGTACAGGGGCTCGGTATTCGGGATGTCGTCGAAGAGCGCGGGCCGTGGGTTCGGACAGATGCCGAAGAGCCCCGAGTCGAGCAGGGCCTGATTGCGGGCGATGTTCCAGAAATAGACCCGGGTTCGCTGCTCGTCGAACGCGGGAGGCTCGCGCCCTGGCTTGGTTCCGCGTGGAACATCGGGGGTGGGTTCCGACTCCAGAGCGCGCGTGGGCCCGGAGGGCTCGCCCGCGCGCGCGCCTGAAGATCCTTCTGAAAGATCCTCTTGAAGATTGCCTCCCATTTTTGGGGGGGCTTGATGGGTGTTTTCCGCAGAAGTGGGAGGGCTTGCCGGCAAATGTGAGGGGGCCTTTTCTGAGCCCTCCCCTTTTTGCGGGGGCTTGGCTTTGCTAGGCCCGCCGACGGTTTTTTGCTTCGTCAGTTCAGCGACTTGGGCCAGCGCACGAAGGTCTGTTTCCGAAGCCCTCTCATTTTTGTCAGGGCTTTCGTTTTGCTTCCGCAGCCAGTTCTCGTAGCCTGGGATTCGCCATACGGTGACGTTGTTCTTCTTTAGCCCGGTGTCGAGGATCTTCCCGGCCTCGGCCAGGCGCTGAAGCGCCTTCCGAATAGTTCGATCGTCGTACTCGGTGTACTCCTCCAAGGTCGGCACGCTCGGGAATGACAGCAGCGTGTCGTCCTTCATCAGGTAGCACATGGTCGAGAGAATCGCCTTGGCAACCGGGTCCCCCAGCCGCTGGCGTTGAGCCCAGCCCATTGCCCAATTGCTCATGCGCGCTCTCCGTCAGCGGCGAAGAGCAGCGCCTGTGGGCGCGCGCCTACAGGAAACCCTTGAGACGGAAAAAAAGCGGGCAGCGCCCGCTTGCAGTGGTTAGGCCTGTCAGCTCTCAAATCGTGAACCCTCTAACTAGCCGCGCCCGGGAGGGGAACACCCCCTCCCGGGCTGGCATGCCCTTGCGGGCTCTCAGTGTTGGGGAGGTCCTGCGTGCGGAGTTTCCCGGCGCTTCGTGCAGGGACGGGTCGGTCATCAGCACCGAGCCGGCTGCCGCACGACGGCGAACAATGCCGGGCGTCACGCAGACGTGTCCGGCTCTCATGACTTGACCCCGCGCTTACAGCGCGGTTATCCCCTTTGGTGGTGTATCTCATTGGCGCGCCCCGTTGGCTTCGAGCAGCGCAGCAGCAAGCCAGACCCGATTTGCGGCGAGGATCTGCTCGCGCGTGAATCCCTGTCGCAGGGCGAAAGCGATCGCGTTCGCGGCCCCGGACTCCCGCACCCACAAACGCCACACTTTGGGATTGAGGATCACTGCCGCGCCCTCGCCTGACTGAGCGAGACGACAACCCCGCGCGGCAGAGGTCCGCCGAGCTCGTCGGCAATCTGCGTGGCCTTGCCTAACTGCCCGAGCGCGAGATGCTCGCGCAGCTTCGATTCCTTGCTGTGATTCTCGCGAGCTCGCGCGAGGCGTTCTTGCAGTTCCCGCTCCGTGCTCATGCGGCACCGTCCACGAGGCGCGCCTCGATGGGAACGCTCGAGCCGTTGCGCCGCTCGTGCAGCGTCCACTTCATGCGCTTGGCAGCGACGAGGGCCTTCACCGTGCCGGTGCTGAACACGTCCTCGAGCTTCGAGAGGTCCTGCGTTCCCCAGCCGTATTCGGTGCGCTCGATGGTGCCGCCGTGGCGGCGTGCGTATTCGAGGGCCGCTGCCTCCTCGGCGGAGAGCTGTCTCGTCTTGATGCAACTCATGATTGCGCCGCGCGGGTTGTTAGGGCGTTACGTCGCATTCCCCACGCGCCTCGCGGCAGCGCATGTATCGTGCCACCCCCGTATAAACCCTTAATGCGCAGCTGGCCCGCGCTATGTCCGAACGTTAAGTTGAACCCGGTGGCGATTCGCATGCGAGCAGCTCTCGATCCTTGCCTCAGGCCGCGTCTTGCCGCGGATAAAGATCCGGCCTAACGTCGTGGCCAGTCACTTTTCCATCGGTCGCGAGCTCCATCGGACGAACCTGCTCCGCGGACACGCGGCGGCGGCCGCTGACCCACTGCCACACCATTCCTTGCGTGACCTTCATTCGTCGGGCGAACTCCGACTGGGTGATTCCTTCCTCCGACAAATACTCTCTGAGCTTCATCGGCCTATTAATAGCGGCGCTATTGGTCGCCGTCAATAGCATGCTCGTTGAGGCTCAAATAGCAATCGCCGACCTTTCGGCGGTGGCAACGAGAAAAAAACGCCCCGGTCCTGGGGAAGGCGTCCCAAAAGAGGTCGCGAAGCGGGAGGGAGAACTCCTACGGGCGCTTTGGTCGAAGCATTGGAAACGCTCCCAGGCGGAGTTCGCAGCAGAGCACGGCTTCACACAGGGAGTGGTCTCGCAGCTGTTCGCCGGACTGCGTTCCCTGAATGCGGAGCGGGCCAGTCAGTTTGCGAAGGAACTCGGAGTTGAGGTACAGGCGTTCAGCCCCCGCCTCGCTCGAGAAATCGCCGAGCAAGCCGCATTGGCTGAATGGCCATTTGAGCGAATCACACCCGAACGATTCTTCAGCCTGACGCGAGGTCAACGAATAGCGATCGAGGGCAAGGTGCTCGGGGAGATAGTCGACATCGAGGAATCGAGTCGAAAAAAAGTTTGAACTCGCGCAAGGAATGCCGCGAGCTGACACCAGAGGAAGTGATCGCGACCTTGGAGAGCGACCCCGAGACGCCCTAGCTCGCGGGCGACGTTTGATCTCGTCCACAATGCTTGCAGACCATCGCCTCAGCTTTTATGAGCTCGGCACAGTACGGGCACTTCTTCGACTCACCCGATTGTAGCTGTGCAGATTCCACGTTCGGTTTGTTAGGTGCGGCCGCGAAGGCGGCAATGAGCCCGATCAATGGCGAGAGAAGCAGCGCCAGAAAGAAAAATCCCACGGCGGATCTTCCTTTGTTGCCGGCTACTACGGCCGCGATGATGCTGAAGCCTATCCAGAGGATGAAGAACATGGTCGCCTCATTCTTGTTGTTGTTCTGCCCGGCCGAGCAATAGTCCTGGGCTCTTCTACCGGTCGTCAAGCTCGGTCCTTAATGCCGCAGGAAGCGTGTCGCAATTCGCAACTTAGGGGTCTTCCCGATATCGTCAATAGCACCGCTATTGACATGGCGATTAGCATTGCTATTATTCCAACCGTCTTACGGAAGGATCAGCGGCAATGCAGCCATCGGATGTTTCTTACCCCCAGGCCGGTGTCACCGACGGCGCTTACGGCCAGAGCGCCGGAGGCGAGCCTGTTGCCGAGTGTCTCCGCCTCCACTCGATCGCGCGCGCCAAGTACCGCGCCTACCTAGTCGCGAAGTCCGAATACCTGAGTGCGGCCCATGCCGCGCAGCTTTTCACCCGCGACCACCACAACAAGGCCGCGGCCTGAAGCCGCGCACGGAGCCCTACGTGAAAGCACTGCTTGACAAACTTCAGCGCGTTGCCGATGCGGCCATCGCTGACGGAGCCATCGAGGACAACGGGGTCGTGCTGAACGTCAGCCTGGCTGACCTCGGCATCATCGTTCGCGCGGTGCAGTTCGCTGACAAGTGGGCGCAGAGCGATCCGGACGCCGACTACTACGGCCCCGCGCTCGTCGAGCAGGCCCGCGAGGTGTTCGGCATCGTCGAGCCGCCCGTCCGATGAACGCCTGTCTCCTGTACTTGTTAGGCGCGTGCTTGTTCGATCCTTCGAACGTGTACGTCTCAGGCGAGATTGATTTCACCCCTCGCCCATACCGCCACTCCGACGGGTCGTACGAAGGCCGCTGGTGCCGCGATCGCTGGTGCACCGGACCGGTTGGCACGTTCCGCCTCGGCTACGAAGCGGACTTGCCGAACGGCTGGCGCATCGACCTCGGGTTGAAACACGTCTCGACGATCTCGACGACCCGAGACCGTGGCACTGAGTACCCCTTCGTCGCGGTCACCTACAGGCCGTTCCGATGAGCGCCGAGATCAAGGTCGGCGACCGCGTGAAGGTGCTCTATGGCCCGGTCGCAGGAAAGACTGGCACCGTGGACTCGATCGCCGCCGACTACGAAGCGCCCGATGACTTCTGCTTGGTGCGGCTCGATGGCGGAAGCTGGGTAACGGTGCCGACCGTCTCGCTCGTTGGCCTGCGCGACTGGCGTCGGTTCTGGCGGCGATTCGCGATCGTCGCGGCCCTCATCACGGCGGCGGTCATCGTCTTCCTGCGGAGCCGCTCATGACCGAAGTTACACGGGAGCGGCTGCAAGAGCTGCGCGAGATTGCCCCGCGAGCATGGAGGCATTCCGACTCACTGGCCGATTTGCTCACCCTACTCGACTTTCGTCTCTGGGAGCCGACCTCCAGGGAGGCCGGGGAGATCATCGAACAATCGCGCTTCAGCCTGGAAATGCACAAGTGGTACAGGCCCAACAGTCCGGACGTTGAGGTCCCAAGGGACTACGTGGAACGGGTCTTGGCCTTCATCTCCCATCTCTCGCAGCCGCGCACAGAGGGGGAGCCGTGGCCTGCATTGCGCAAGCTGCTGCACGCTGCATTCCACGTGGCCGATGACTGCGAGGAAAACGCGCAGACGGGCGCCGTAACCTACTTGGGTGGTGCTGACGGAACCAATGACCTCAAGGAATTGGGGGAAGCACTGTACGAGCTAGGCATTGAAGACGGACACGAGGATGTGGACACGTTTCTCGCCCATCTCTCGCAGCCGCGCACAGAGGGGGGGCTACCGAAGGATTTGCGCAACGGTCGCTGCGCGTGCGAATGGCATGGTGATCGGCTGCACGTAATGTGCCTCGCTCATCTGCAAGCCGCTCGCGAGTTCATCTCAGCCGAGGAGTGCGTGCGATGCCCGTAACGTTCGACTGGAATCATTGCCCGGACTGCGGTGCCGAATTGGACACGGGCTACGAATGCAATGGGTGCGAGGCCGACTGGTCCATATTCATTAATTGCGTTTCTGCCTCGCAATCCCCCCAGCCGCCAGTCGGGGAGGTGGACGACATCGTGCGCGAATTGGCGCCGGTCATTGCGTTCCTATCGGTTCCGTCGCGCTACGAAATGCGCGCAGCCGTAACACGCGCCATCGCCGCGCTCACCCGGCAGCCAGCCGGGGCGATCGAGATAGCCGCAATAGAGTTGCGCCACGTTGCCAGCACGCTTCGCCATGCTGATCTAGAGCACTCCGCTAAGGCTGTAGAGCGCGCCATCGCCGCGCTCACCCGGCAGCAGGGAGAGTGGATAGCGTGGAAGCCGGGGGATGCGTTGCCGGCTGACGGCATGTACTGGTGTGCATTCACTCCCTCATATGGCAATTGGAACGGTGAAACACCGACAGCGGCCTTTCGGCCTGCATCATTTTTCTCGGCCGGATGTTTGCGCTTACTACTCCATCCCACTTCCACCACCGTACACCGACGCGGGCAAACAGCAGACGCACGTGGACGTCCCCGGTGTTCCGCACCCCGACGCCGACGTATCGAAATACGACGCGGGCCAGCATCGGCTGAACGGCGGGCCGTACTGCTATCACGTCAAAGAGGACGGCCGATATTGCGGCGCTGCGCAGCGTTGGCCGGGGCATCCGGTTCATCACGAATTCGTGCCAGTACCCGCCACCGACGCGGGCAAGGGGGCATAGATGGGCGCTAGCAACCTTATGCATATCCCGCGATGGGACTGCCCGCATGCGTACAGGCAGATCGAAGAACCATGGAACACGTGGACTTCAACCACCGTCGCTAGTAGTCCACCGGACAAGGCCGTGTCTTACGCGCAGTTCGAGTGCCGCTGGTGTGGCGGACGAGAAGTGTTTCCAGTGGGAAGCCGGCCATGACCCCCTCTACGTGCGCGACGTGCGGGGGCACCGGTGACGTGCGCAAGATTCCTCACCCGCCGGACGTCGCGTGGAACCGCGCCGACATGGGCTGCCCTGACTGCACCGGCAAAGCCGCGCCATCCGGGGCGGTGAGCGAGGAGCGGCTGGCGATGGTTGAGCGCTACGCAACATGCGCACTGCCAGACTCGATGATTCCGCAGCGTGTTGCACGATATGCGTGGGAGATCATCCAACAGCTCCAGCAGCGCAGGCCCACAGAGGAGATGCAACGGGCGTTGTTAGCTGGTCGCGCTGCGCTGCTACGCGAGGAGGATGATTTCCGAGAGGAATACACGGCGCATCGCAACGCAGTTTCCAAAGAGCGGGCTGACGAATGCGCAGCGCACGCCGCCATCCTCGAAGCCATGGCGGGGAAGCTATGAGCGACGCCGCCGACCAGCTGCGCGAGGCCTATCTAGCTGAGCTCCTCAGCATGTGGGGCGTGCTCTTCGTCCTGCTGTTCTGGCTTTGCGCGCTGGTGCACGGCTACCTGCGCGCGCGGCGGGATCTGCGGCAGCTTCAGGGCGATCGTGATCTGCGCCGCGGCCTTCCCGCTGCGAAACGCTACGGGCTGCTGCGTGAGGACATCCGATGATCCCGCGCGCTGTGCACCTGGAAATGGAAACCGAGGGCGTGAGGTCGCCGGCACAAGGGGGCGAATGTGTTGAAGTGGTTGCTCGAGAGTATCGAGCGCCGGCGCTCAGCGATTCAGAGCGAGCGGGCGCGGCGGGCGCAGCTGTGGCGGGAACTCGGGGGCAGGCCTGCCGGCCCGCTCCTGAAGGTCGACCCACCACCGACGAGGAATGGCCTGAAGGAACCGGACTACCGGGCGTGGCAATCCGAGTTCGAGAAGGCGATGCGCGGCCACCTCTCACGCTGAGCCGCAGGCAGGCGCCGAATGGGCCGGTGACGCCATGACCGAGGCCGAATTCCGCCGCGAGGTCTGGCCGACGATTCTGACCGTGAAGGACCTCATTCGCGTCCTGCGCCTCGGCTACGACCTCGTGATGTTGCCGCTCCCCGAGTCCGCAGCGGCGTCCGCTGAGCCCGCCTACGTGTTGAGGAAGGACGGGCGACAGAGCCCCGCCGGCCAGGTCTCCGCGCGCGTGGTGCGCGCTGCTCTCTTTGGACCGAAAGCCCCGCTGGGTCACGGGATGAAACTCCCCGACGGCGGGTTCCTTTACAAGCTGACGACGAGGGCCGAATGAAGCGACACATTGCAACGCTGGCGATCGAGGTCAGCGCGGAGACGACCGAGGCCCGCGACTTTCTCGTCGCGACCATCGCGGATGACTTGAACGCCACACTGCCCTGCGTGACCTACCGCGGCATGAAGACCGCGAACGTGCGGCGCGCCAGGGTGTCGCGTGTGCGGCCGGTGAGGCGCGGGAAATGAGCGCGCGCGAGACGATCACTCGGCTCATTAAGTTCTTTAGCGATCCTGCCGTGGGCGATGGCTTCAAAGACGGCGATGTTTGTGTCGTGGTCGGCTCATGCTGCTCGACGATGGATGCATTTGTCGGGCTCGAGTGTGAGGTCGTTGAGGCCGACGCCGGGTGTCGAGTGCAATGCCACGTCGGAGCTGGCCTGGGCTGCAATCGAATCCACGCGCGCGTTTCCGTTGTGAGATTTGCCGCGACGCCTTTCCCGTCGATTGCGCCAGATAGGCCGGGCTGTCACTGGTTTCCCCGCGAGTATCTGCGCAAGAAACCGCCGAAGGCTGAGGACGATTCCGAGCCGCGCCTCGACTTCACGCCGGCGGACCCGCAGCAGTGGCCGCTGACCACGTGGCACCCGGACCTCACGAAGGAAACGGCGTGACGCTCGAGCAGCCCGACCAGGCCGACGACATTCGCCCCGCCCCGCGTCGCTGCGAGCTCTGCGGCGTACGTAACTTCGCCCTGGGCGGCCGCGACAGCGACGGGATGTTTCACCCCGCCTATGAGGTCGACGCCGGCCCTGACGTGCGGGTGAAAGTCTCGCCTGGGCGCAAGGGCTGGTGCGGCAAGCACGGTCCGCAGCTGTTCCTGAAACTGTTCCGCGTGATCTGCCAGACGGTCGAGGTGCGGGACCGGCGCACGGGCGAGCTCGAGAGTCGGTACCTGTGCCAGCGCTGCGAGACGGTGGTGAAGGCCGCCGGCAAGGCGGATGACGATGCGAGGGCGGCGTGATCGCGGCCCTGTACGTGCAGACCAACGGCTGTTACTTCGGCCTGCCGGACGTCGACCCGTGGGACGTGAAGCGTGACGCGCGCCTTTATGCCGGGCCCTGGCCCGTGGTCGCACACCCGCCGTGCAGTCGCTGGTGTCAGCTCGCATACATGAATCAGAAGCGATACGGGCACCGCGTCGGGGACGATGGCGGTTGCTTCGAGCGCGCGCTCGATGCTGTTAGGACGTGGGGGGGGGTCTTAGAACATCCGGCCTTCTCATACGCGTGGCCACACTTCCATCTGCCGGAGCCGACGGCGGCGGGCTGGCGGCGGGACATCGAGGGCGGCTGGGTGTGCCAGGTTTCCCAAGCCGCATACGGTCATCGCGCGATCAAGCTGACGTGGCTGTATTACCGCGGCGACGTTGCGCCGCCGGCGCTGAGGTGGTCCGTGCCTGAGCCCACCGCGCAAGTTTCCTTCTGCAAGAATCATGGCAATTCATCATTGCCGCGGCTCAGCAAAAAGGCTGCGGCCGCGACACCTGCGGCCTTCCGGGATCTGCTCATCGGCATCGCTCGCGGCGCCCGCGTGCAGGAGCGCGCGGCGTGAACTGGCTCGATCAGATCCACGTCGGCGACTGTCGCGAGCTCATGCTACGCATGCTGGCCGATGGTGTGCAGGTTAATTGCGTCGTCACTTCGCCGCCGTACTGGGGGCTTCGTGACTACGGGGTCGCGGGTCAGTTCGGGCTGGAAAGATCCTGGCAGCGGCACGTTGCGCGGATACGTGGCACGTTTCGCGAGGTGCGCGCGCTGCTCGCCGCCGATGGCACGTGCTGGATGAACTACGGCGACAGCTACGTAACGAGTCGTGCGAATGGCGGGGTTGGATCGAATTCGACGATCAACGGCCAGCGCACGCAGGAAGAATTCCGGCGGGCATCGCGCGCAATGAAGTCACGCATCCGTCCGCCCGATGTCGACGGCCCAAACCGCCGGCGCCAGGTCGGGCTGAAGGATAAGGACCTCGTGGGTATGCCCTGGCGCGTGGCATTCGCGCTGCAGGATGACGGCTGGTTTCTACGTAGCGACATCATCTGGCACAAGCCGAATCCGATGCCAGAGTCGATCAAGGATCGGCCGACGAAATCGCACGAGTATCTGTTTCTATTGAGCAAGTCCCCCCGGTATCACTACGACTCGAAGGCGATCGCAGAGCCGACGACCAGCACAGCACGGCCCCGCGGCGATGGCGTCAATCCCAAGGCGAGGGTCGTTCCTGCTGGGTGGGCAACCGGGAGCGGGAAACACTCCGCGAAGGACCATGCCCGAGCCAAGGACGGCCTGAAAGACTCGACGAAATTCGGCCGGGGGAAAGGCTGGCGCAATAAACAAAACGAGAGCTTCTGCTCAGCCGTCACCGAGCCCGTGCTTGAGCGCAACGCGCGCACTGTGTGGACAATCCCGAGCGCCCCGTTCTCTGCCGCACACTTCGCGACCTTCCCGCCGGACCTCGTACGCCGCTGCATCCTCGCCGGCTCGCGCCCCGGCGACATCGTGTTCGACCCTTTCATGGGCTCGGGCACCACCGCCGAGGTCGCCCTCTCTCTCGGTCGCCACTTCATCGGGTGCGAACTGAATCCCGAGTATGCGGCGATGTTCAAGCAGCACCGATCACAGCAAGTGGGGTTAGCAGTATGAGTGTGGATGTCGAGAAGTTGCACCAGCAGGCCATTCGCTGGGGCATCAGACCATGTGTCCAATACAGCACCGATACCGCGCACCGCCTGCTGCAGGCGCTGCCGACCGATCCGCGCGTGAGCTTGCAATGGTGCGCGGGCGGCGAGTGGCAGTTCGTGTTCGCCGGCAAGCTGATCCACGCCGGCAGTTTCGAGGATTGCGTGACGATCCTCGCGGACGGCTGGTCGCAGCGGAGGGACGCGCATGGGTGAAACGTCGATCGAGTGGGCCGACTACACGTTCAACCCGTGGCTGGGCTGCACGAAGGTCTCGCCCGCCTGCGATCACTGCTACGCGGAAGCCTGGGCGAAGCGTGCCGGGGATCCGCAGCTATGGCAGGGCGCGCGCAGGCGGACGACCGTCGAGTATTGGCAGCAGCCGTTCCGGTGGAACGACAAGGCGAAGGCCGAAGGCGTGCGACGTCGGGTGTTCTGCGCCTCGCTCGCGGACGTTTTCGACAATGTCATCGACCCGCAGTGGCGCTCGGATCTCTTCCAGCTGATAAGCAGTACGGAGCACCTCGACTGGCTGCTCCTGACGAAGCGCATCGGCAATGCGCCCCACATGATGTGGCATGCCATGCGCGACGCTGGGATCCGGGTGCTCGGGATGATTCCCGACTACCTGCCGAACGTCTGGCTAGGCGCGACGGTTGCGAATCAGGAGGAAGCTGACAGGGACATCCCGAAGCTATTGCGCACGCCTGCGCGCGCGCGCTTTCTTTCCTGTGAGCCGCTGCTCGGGCCGATCGACCTCGGCGCCTTCATGAAACCAATAGCCATGATGCCGCCGGAGTCCGCGCCGAAGACGTGGCCCGAATGGAACGCGCAAGGTTTGTGGCCCGAGTGGGTGCCTGAGCGGTGGCGAAGGAACATCGAAGAATTCTGGTCCGATAAGTATCACCGCGGTCCTCGAGAATGGCTGCGGGACGCCGTGCAGCAGCGTGCCGCGCCGCACGGCGCGCTCATGCGCGACGAGCGGAAGGGCGCGCGCGGAGAGCGCAAGGCCATCGAGGGCCGGTTCCTGCACACATGGAACAACATGTGCGTATTGGTCGACGACCACGGAAACGCTGAGGTTACGAGCACTCCGCGCAGCGGATTGTTAGACCCGGGACCGGTGAGCGGCAGCTATCAGGGTATCAACTGGGTGATTGTGGGCGGTGAGTCTGGGGCGAAGGATTCCAGGCCAATGCACCCGGCATGGGCGCGCTCTCTGCGCGATCAATGCGCGGCCGCCGGCGTCGCCTATCTCTTCAAGCAGTGGGGAGACTGGGCCTACTTCAATTGGGAGCACGAGGCCGAGAGCGTGAGCTCGTTTTACATCGACGACCGCAAGGTGAAGGCCCGGCAAATCGGTCGCGACATCTTCTGCCGCGCCGGAAAGAAAGGCGCTGGGCGAGAGCTCGACGGCCGCACACATGACGCATTCCCGGAGGTCTCTTGAACGTACAAGCCGCGATGGTTCGCGCCATCCTCGAAAAGCATCACGCCTATGAGTGGACCGTGCAGGGTTTCGGATTCATCCGAACGAAGCTGGCCGACGTCGGGCGCATTCATGTGTGGAACTCCAGGCTCGCCGTGCCGAAGGTCTCGACTATGCACACTCACCCGTGGCCGCTGAAGTCGACGATTATTTCCGGCGAGCTCATCAACCAGCGGTTCAGGATTGCGCTCCACGAGGAGCAGCGAGAAGACGAGCCAGGGATGCCCTATCTACACAGCAGGATCAAGACGGGGGAAGGCGGCGGGCTCATCGGCGACGTGACGCCGGTCGAGATCGTGAGCTTATGCCCAGAGGTTTACATCGCCGGCCAGTCGTACGAGCAGGCGCCCTATGAGATCCATCGCAGCATTCCGCAGGATGGCACGGTCACGCTGTTGGAGCGGCCACAGGGTCCGCCGCTCGAGGAGGCCTCTGTCTTCTGGCCAGCCGGGACCGAATGGGTGTCCGCTGAGCCGAGGGTCGCCTATCCGGCTGACATCCGGCCAGTGATCGAATACGCCTTGAATCGGTGGGCGGCCGCGTAAATGGAAAGGTGCGCGCGCTGCAATCGGTATATGACGCGCTGGCAGCTGTGCATCGGTTGCGGCATTTACGTCGACACCGTGAACGTCGAGCAGAAGACGCGAACGTTTCAATTGTGGCGCATGCTCGGCCCGGGCGATGTGATACAGCCAGACGACCACTACGCGAGCTCGCTCTCCGGTCACCTGTACCGGTGCACGCCGGACATGATGGGGAAGAAACTCCCGTACATGCACATGCCGCACCTGCGGCCGGCCGGGATTCGTGTGGAGACGCTCCCGTGAAACCCGCCCGGCAGCAATCCGCCCCGCCCCTCTCGCCTGCCCAGCTGGCGCTGATACGCCTGCTCGCGCGCGCGAAGATGCGTCGGAAGTTGCCGACACCCACGAGACCCGCGTAAGGTCCGCGCCCATGCAAAAAACACTTGCCGATGCGCTGGCACTGAAACCGTGTCCTTTCTGCGCCGGGCCGGCGTCGATGCTGAAGAGCGTTACGTTCAAGTGCTACGGCGTCGAATGCGAGAAGTGTCCCGCCCAGCTGGGCGTGGTTTTCGACAGCTACGGCGATCCAGAACATCGATACGCCTCGCCCGAGGAAGCCGCGGCAGCGTGGAACCAGAGGGCCGGTGAAGGTGTAAAGGTCCCCGCCCATGGATGAAGCGAGAGCCAGGGAACTACTTGAGGCGTGGATTCAGTCCGCGGACTCTGCCCTTCACAGGCAGGACGACCTCTACGCGCAGTTCCCAGAGGCGGACATTGTCGAATGGGATGCCGCGCATGACGCCGAATACGATGCGCCCGAACGGCGGGACACCGCCTATCTAGATGGCAGGTTCACCGCCGACCAGCTGGAAGCAATAGCCTTCTGGATGCGCAACAAGCGCAGGGCCTAGCATGCGCTGCGTCATCTACGCCCGTTACAGCACCGACCGCCAGACCGAGAGCAGCATCGAGGATCAGCTGCGGGTGTGCCGCGAATACGCAAGCGTGCACGGGTGGGAGATCGGCGGCGAGTTCCACGACAAGGGAATCTCGGGCGCGGCGATGGGCAACCGACCAGGCGCGCAAGGTGCGCTCGCGACGCTCGAGGATGGCGACGCGCTGATCGTCAATGACTTGTCCCGCCTCTCCCGCTCTCAGGACATCGCCTCACTCCTCCTGAGGCTTCGCCACCGCGGCGTGCGCGTCATCGGTGTGCAGGATGGGTTCGACTCCGACGCGCGCACCGCGCGCATGCAGGCGGGGCTTTCGGGGATCATGTCGGAAGAGTTCCGCATGATGGTCGCTGACCGCACGCATAGCGCGCTCGAGGTGCGGGCCCGAGATGGGCGACCAACAGGTGGGAAGGCGTACGCGGATCCGGTAATCGTGCCGGAAATCTTCAGGAGGTTCGCTGATGGCGAGTCGCTGATCGCGATCGCGTCGGACTTGAACAAGCGGGAGATTCCCTCACCTGGCGCGAATTGGAAGGCGAGAAGCCGGCCGCGAGGTAAGTGGCTGGTGTCTACGCTGCATGCGCTGCTGAAGAATGAGCGCTACGTCGGGCGGGAGGTTTGGAATCGGTCGAGGTGGGTAAAGGACCCGGATCGCGGAACGCGTCACAGGCGGGAGCGGCCGCAATCCGAATGGATTGTCAGCACGTGCGAGCCGCTCATCGATGGGGATACCTGGGCGAGAGCTCAGGCGAGGTTCAAGCCGAACCCGGGGCGGTATGGGTCGCAGAGTTACATATTGTCCGGCCTGCTCGTCTGCGGCTGGTGCAATGGCCGGATGATCGTCTCGGGCGGGAGTCAGAAGCGCTACATCTGCGGCACGCGCCACGCCGGCGGCGATCACGCCTGTTCGATGCGCCACTCGGTGCCGAAGTCCACGGCCGAGGAATACATCCTCGAGCCGGTGAAGCGTGAGCTTCTCTCGCCGGCCGCGATCGCCGAGGGTGTGAAGGCGCTGCGCGCTGCGCGCACCCAGGCCGAAGCACCGCCGGCACCGCCCAAGGATCACGAGGTGACGACGCTCGAGCACCTCGTGCGCACGGGCCAGCTATCGCCCGAGGTCGCTGCCCCAGCCATTGAGGCGGCTCGAGCGCGGCTCAAGGTGCAACGGGCAGCGCCGGTCGAGGGCCTGCCCTGGCCGACGCCAGAGGCTTGGCGCGAGGCGGTCGAGGGGATGGCCGACATACTGCGGGGGGATGACTTGGAGGCTGCCCGCGGCGTTCTGCGTGAGCTCGTCGGGGAGGTTCGCTGCACGCCGGAGGGCGAGTACCTCGTCGCCGAGATCAATCCGCCGGGTGTATCTCAAGAGGTTGGGGAAGGTCTCGCGCAGATGGCAGCGCATCGAGTATTGCTGCGGACCGGGTCGGGCGTCGGTCTATGGTCTGGTAGCGGGGGCGTGCTTTGGAACCATCGACCAAACCGGGTCTACATGCCGATCAGTTCGAGGCGTCGGCATGGGTGAGCGGCGACGCGTCTATGGGATGTCCGGCGGGCCCTTCGAGGATCTGCGCCAGGGGTGGGCACTGGTTCACTTGGCGGGGCGCGTCTCGTATCGCCTGCCGCTCCCGCACTACTGGCGGCGGGTCGATCTGACGGACGGCTATGTTTCCCTCTGCGGGCTGCGGGGCGACGTACAGAGGACGATCAACGGTCAGCGGATGATCTTTCACCCGGGCGACTTCCTGGCCGGGCGCTGCACCCGGTGCAGCCTGAAGCGATCCCGCGAGGCCGCCGGCAGGCGCTGACGCCCTCTCGGGGTCACTCATCTATATAGCCGGGATTAGACTGGCTCCATGAAGAAGAAGGCCAGGGCGAGAAAAGCGCCCGTGATCGATGCGCGTACTCTCCTCTGCATTGAGCAGCTCGAGCTCATGATTTCAATGGCGAGGGCGGGGAAGCGGCGGATGTACATCGCCGGGGTGTCGACCGGCCAAGGCGGCGACGTCACTGTTACGGTGGGGAGTTTCGGGGAGCCCGGAGATCCGCTGAGCAGGCAGCTGTACGAGTGCCTCACGGCTGCGTGGCGCGCTGGGTGATTGCCCATGGCCGAAGGGTACGAGATGTGGCACATCACGTGCCGCAGATGCCGGCGAGAGGTGAAGCGACCAGGTGGGAACGATCTCGTCGGCTGCCAGGATCGGCTACGCTGCAGAGCGTGCAGTCATGTCGGGGCCGATCTGCTCAGGGTTTGGCACCAGGGGCCGCGGCCTTCTCGTCGAGAGCTCTCTGTGCGATCTCCCGAAGCATCTGGCAGCAAGGGCAGCGAGTAGCGCACGCCGCGATTCCCATCAGCGCGCTTCGGAATCTCTCCTCGCGGGGCATTCGCGCAAGGTCGGAATCGGTGGGTATCGGCGCGCGCGTTACTGGTTGTCCCGGATCCATTCCTGAGCGCGCTCGAGCGTCAGGGCACAGTGGTCGGCGTCGTCGACGATGTCGTAGAGCTCGGGGCCGATGTCTGGCCCCGCTTGAGCGTCTCGTCGAGGCGCTTCCGGAAGTTCTTCGGGACGGGCTGCATGATCTGCGCGGGGGGCGTTGCGCGCGGGAGGGGTGGCGGGCAAGTCGGGGCTGACGCACAGCCGAACATTGCGCACAGGGGTAGCAGCGCGCTCAGCCTCGAGAGCCCGCTCAGCGGTTTCGAATTCATTGCCGTGTCTCTCCGTTTTGGTGGCGTTGGCGGCGGCTGCCGTGCTGAGAGTGGAGTAATCGGCGCGCAGCTGCTCGACTTGCGCCTGAGCTTTGGGGAGGTCGTACACCGCCCGGTCGTGCCAGCTCTTCACGACGAGGAGCAGTCCCAGCGCGCACGCTGCGGCTAGGCCCCAGAGAATCATGTCGAGCTTGCTTGGGAGTCTCACGTGCTGACGCTCCTAACTTCTGCCATTCGGCATTGCCGCGGTTTCCGTAGCGTCCTCGGGATGGGCGACGAATCCCCAGGCGGGTCATGTGATAGCGGAACGTCATCTCGTGAATCCCCGCTCGTCGTGCTGCATTCCTGACGTGCCACTTGGTGGCCGCCAAGTGCCGCAGGATCTCGCCCCGACGAAACGCGGCGACAGCCGCGTCGACCGTTGGCGGCGTGGGGACGGTCACGGCCTTGGGTGCCTTGATACCCAGAGTCCGCAGGTATCGATAAAAGCCATCCACGCTGGCGTAGCCGGCGAGCGCAGCAGCCCTAGCAGCATGGCCACGGTTCGCCGCCCTCAACAGCTTCGCGACGTGTTCCTTCCTGAACAAACGCTCGCGTTGGCAGAAGGTCAGCTGCTCGCGCATGGCGCGGCGACACGCGCTGAGGCAGACACTCCCCACGGCTTGAAGGTCGACGGCTTGCGCCAGTCCTTGCCGCGGTAGCGGAACAGCACGGGCCCCTCGCATGCCGTGCCGATCGGGACCATGCCGCCGACCGTGCTCGAGCGTGAGCCATCGGAGAGCACAGTGAACACCGGCGCGTGGTCAACGCCGATGATCACCTGCACGACTTGAATCCCGGTGGGCGGATTTGGGATCGGTGGCGGAAGGGCGGTAGCCGTGCCGGTGGCCGTTGGCGTTGGCGCGGACTTCGCCATACCGACAGCAGCCGACACGCGAAACGTATAGGTCCCGGGAGCCAGGTTGGTCACCAGGTACTGCGTCTGCGACGTCGTGGCAATCTCCATCCACGAGCCGCCCGTGACCTGCTGGAGACGTTCGATGTGGTAGGTGATGAGGCCCGTTATCGGCGTGCCGTCCGTGTTGACCGCCGGCGCGGTGTACAGGAGGCAGAGCTCGTTGTTCTTCGTCGCCGGGTTGCACGGGGTGACGCGCGTGCCCGTGGTTTGTGCTTGCGCAACGCCGGCGCACACGAGAGCGAGCAGAAGGCCGGGAAGCAGCGCCGGATGCCGGCGAAGGAATGCGTTGATCATGGTGCGTGGTCCTTGGGTGTTTCGTGCACGAGGAATTCGGGCAGCGAGAGATACGGCTTGAGCGCAGGACGCCACCAGCAAAGGACCGCGCCGAGGATGCAATAGGCGACAGGGCTGGATGCGCCGAGCACTATCGACCAGACGACGACGTGGTCGATGGGCCACATGTACGCAACGATGCCAACGGCGATCGTGCTGTCGAGCAAGCGCAGCCACCAGCATTCCCAGTCATCAGCCACTAAGTGACACAGCGGCTTCTTGAAGAGGATGGTGAGCACCCAGCTCCCGACCCAGGCCAGGGCAATGCAGGTCACCACGGGGTGGGCGACGATGAACGTCTCGAACCAGGTCGCGCCGGCGTCGATCTTCTGCGCTTGCTCGATCATTGGTGGATTCCTTGTAGGTAGGTCGTGCGGCCGTCGACATGCTTGGCGGTGAGGTATTGGCCACGCGGCGCCAGCGCGGTGCCGAGGTGCGTCCACTGCCCGAATTCCTGAATGCATTGATCGATGGGCCATCCCTCGCCCGGCGCGTGCTGCTGCACCCATCGGCAGAACGTCCACGGCGACATGCCGACGACCTTCACGTCCGCCGCATTGCCGGTCATGTGCGCGCTGGTGAGGCTTCCGCCGATCGCCTGGTTCAGCCACTTCGGCCGATAGCCAGAGGTGATGATGATCGGGCGGGCCAGCTTCACGCGGATCGGCTCGAGCAGCTGCTGACAGAGTCGGTGCAGGTTTGCGAGCACGTCGGGCGGCGGAATGATCTCCCGCCCCAGGCGGGCGGCGGTCTGCGATGAGACGAACTCGCGCAGGTTAAAGTGCGCGGACAGCACGACGTCGTCGTTCATTGCCCGGCGTCCATGGCCTGCAGCATCGATTCGAGGCGTCGCTGCTGGGCAAGCAGCTCGTCGCGCCGGCGCAGTAGCAAAATGTCGACCGCAGTGCCTTCGCGTTCCTGCGAGGTGATGCGCAGGTTCAATTCGAAGAGCTCGCTGCGAATGTCGCGCAGCTCCGCATTCACCGAGTCCCGCTTGACGGTTCTCCCGAGCTCGCTGATCTGCGCGCTCAAGGATTTGGTATCAGAGGCGTCGGCCTTGTTGAAGGCCAGCCAAACGACCACCACGAGGCACACCCCCGCGGTAACGGATGTGTACGGTGAACGCTTCACCTCTCCCATTAGACCCCCAAGCAGCGTTTCTTGTGGCATGTCAGAACCAGATCTCGGAGCAGGAAAACGCGGGCGCGGTGACGCCCGCCAGCAGCAGCGCTGCGAGCGCGAAATGTCTCATCGGGATGCTTCCTACCTAGTTGAGGTGCGCCTGCACCTGATCGATCTGGATTGTTCCGCTCGTGCAGGCGGCGACCATCAGGATGGAGAACGCGAGGTATGGCAATTGCGGTGAGCTTTTCGCCACGTTCGCGACAGTGAATGTGAACTCCTCCTCTTGCCATTCGTTCACGGTCACCGCTGCGATCTGCGCCCTCGTCTTCGTCAGAATCCCGTCGTTCACTGAAGATGTCGGCGGTACACCGCCGTCCGTGGTGTCGACGGAGACGGAAAAGATTGCGTCCGTCGGGTTCGCAGAATTAACAGTGTTCGTTCGTCGCCAGCGGAGGCGCACCCGCCCCGTCTGGCCAGTGATGATGGGCACGACATCGGATCGCAAGTTCCACGCGAATTTGTTCGTACTGTCGCCGACCAGCTGCAGCACCCCGCCTTGAACACCACCGGATGCAACGATGGAGATATTCGTCGCGGCGTTTCCGACGGCGTCCCGGAATAGCCAGTAGGTCTGATCAGTGGCCAGCTCGAAATTCGGGTCAACAACCAGTCGTTCGTCACGCATGGCCGCGGCCGCAAGGCCGGTGCTCGCTGGATCCGTGGCGCTTGTCTGGCCACTGATCGTGGAGAGGCGCACCCACCAGTAGTACACGGTGGAGTTTTCGATCTGAACGACCGCGCGCTCGCCGCGGCCGCGCCATACGACGGTGCCACTGGAGGACGGCGTCGACGCGGTGTGGCGGATCAGTTCGACGATGCCGTTCTGCCGCCAGAACTCCCCAAGCGTCCACCGGAATTCAATTGCACGGGCGAGAGCTACGGCTGTCAGGTTCGTCGGCGCGTCGGGCGGCTCCGACTGCAGAGAATTCGTGACGCTGGTGCCGGTCGTGTAGTCGGCGGTCACGAGGTCGGTGTAGACGCTGGAGGCTTCCGCGGTCGCGGTCACCCAGCAAATCATTCCGCCCTCTTCGTTGTACTCGATCTCGCGGGCGACAACGCAGCGGAACACCCGGCCGGACCATCCGTAGCGCGGATAGTCGAGCGTGAAAGTCTCGTGCGGGGCGATGGCCAGACCGCAGCGCTTGAACGGGATGCGAACCCGGCGCATCTGCCGATTGCGTCGCAGGGCGAGCTCGGCCAGGCGCTGGGCGGCGTACTCGTTCGTCACGCCCTGCAGGCTGATCTCGTCGAAGTGCTCCTCGCCGTTGTCCTGGGTGACGTAGGCCGCATTCGTGCGCGGCTTCGTGGTCTGCCAGGTGTAATCCTTCGTGGCGTCGACGAAGGCCGCCGAGATCTGGTTCTTTCGCTCCTCGTCGCCCGTGGTGTCCTCGACATCGAGGCCCTCGCAGATGTCGTTCTGATCGAAGGTATGGCTCGGGGCGTCGTATTGCGCGGCCCACATGCGCCATTTGCCATGTACGCACGGGAGGCCGGTCGCCCCCATAGTGTCGAGAATCTTCTCGATGATCTCGCGGCGGATCTCGTCGCAGGACACCTCGAGATTGCAGGTGTAACGGGACTGGGCGCCGGAGGGCGGCGCGTTGCCGCCGCTCAGCGACTGGTCGCAGATGTTCGCGGCCGCGATCGTGTAGTCGTCAGGGATCCGGTCGTCGCTCTCCCGGAGGCCGTAGCGGACGAGCCGCGTCGCCTGATCGTTCACCACCGACCCGCCGGTCAGGAACCAGCGCAGGACAAGCGCCGGGTTGCTGCTGAAGGCCCAGGTCTGAGGGTCGGTCCTGCGGTGCGTGCCCGCCCCGCCGTTCGTGGAATCAAGCCGCGGGTCGTACAGTTTCGCCCCGTCGACGATGCTCGAGCAGCTCTCTGGCGCTCCGGTGGGGAACGCCTTGTCGCTACGCTCGAACCGGATGACGCGGTAGCAGATACCCCGCAACCGGTGGTTGCTGGTCCACTGGGTGAACTCCGTATCGAGCGTCGAGTCGACGGCTTGCGCCTGGGTGCCGAGGTGGTCCCAGCATTTCAGCTTGCCGTCCATCGAGGCCGTCGAGACCGCGCCCGTCGTGCCATTGATGTCCGCGGCCGCGATCTTGAACTTGTCGAGGTAGAGGTCCTTCAGTGCGGTGCACTGGTGCCCAGCGTAGGCGACCACGTACCAGAGATACTTGTTGTTCGTGCCCGACGTCTTGACGAAGAGCAGCGCACCGCCGGCGCGCACGGTGCCCCAAATGATCTTTCGAGAGGCGATCGTCGAGCGAGCCGTGACGTTCAGCGGCGTCATGCCCTGGCCAGGGCGCTTGGTGAGCGCCTTCTGGATGAGGGTCATCGCCCCCACCTTCAGCAGCTGCACGCCCACGCGCGCGAGCGCGCGGGCACCCGCGACGATGAACGGTACGGCCTGAGGCATCAGAGCACCCAGGCAGCGACAGCGCGCAGCGTCGGATAGGGCTGGAGCTTGCGCCGGCCTGGTGCGAAGCACTCACGGCCCATGCAGATTGCCGGCTGAAACCCTCGGCCCATGTCGATCAGCACCACGTCCCCTACCCCTGCCCGCGAGACGTGCACGGGCTCACCCAGCGCCTTGATGAGAATTCCCCGCGCCCCGCCCTCCTGCTCGAGCAACGCCAGCGCTTCGCGCTTGGTGGTGTATCGGGGGAAGAGGATCCGGCCGTCGTACCCGCTGACCGCGGCCACGCAGCGCGCGGTGAACTGAAAACAATCATGGAAGCCCCAGCGGAAGGGCTGGCCGTGGGCGGCGTCGAAAACCCTCTGCAGGTTGTCGCGCCAGTTCGTGACGCGCATCAGCTGCCGCGTGGCCGGTAGCGGTCGAGAGCGCGGGCGCCGATCTCGCTGACGAGACTGCCGACGCGGCGGCCACCCCAGATGATCTCTTCACTGTCGAGGTTGCGAGCGAAGTCGCAGCCCAGGTCGCCAGAGAAGAACTTTTCTTGGTGCTCGGTGGTGTAGCGCCAGCCGTCCGGCTGCTCGAGGACAACCAGGCGACTCTCGCAGCTGATCTCGATCAGAGGCTCGCGCCCCTCGCGCCGGCGCACGCGACCCATGCGCCCTTCCCGCCTGAGCTCATAGCCGATGACCGCATGCGTGTCCGGGTTCAGCCACACCTCGTATTCGGTGCAGCTCCGGCCGAAACAGTTGTCGATCTCGGACTCGGGGACGACGCTGGGATCGATGCCCGAAAGCGAATACGTCCAGCGCTCGGAAACCAGCTGCACGCGCTCGGGGATATCGGAGATCGAGCCCAGCCCGCCGATGCCGTCATAGGTGTCACCACCGATCGAGAGATTTCCCGACCAGGTGGTGAGGCGTACGAAGCCCGAGGGGAAGTCGAGCTCGACGGCGTAGGCCACGGCAGCACGCTCGGCGATCGCGGCCGCCTCGACTGCCGGATCCTCGAACCAGCTCACTTATCCCCCTGCTCCGAATACCCGGTCGTCGACGTGATGACGTAGGCGCAACGCCCCGTGTTGCCGAGATTGGCGCGGGCGAGGTAACGGGCCAGCCAGAGGAACGGCGCCTCGTCGAGGTAGATCACTTCCGACTCGTGCAGCTTCTCGGACCACTGCGATCGCGGGCCGTTGAAGTAAACCGCGATCTGGTACTTCACGCGGCGTTCGCCTCTTCGAGATCGATCGAGGCGCTCGTCCAGCGGCCAGGGACGTTGTTAAAACCCGCGTCTCCGGCGAGCATGAAGCGGCCCATCGGACGATGAACGATGATGGGCGTGTTATCCGAAACCGCGCGGCGCAACGGCGGGGAGAATTGCAGATACCCGAGGCCCGCGGCGTTCGAATCGAGGCGAGTCGTAACCATTCTCAGTTGGCCGTCGATCTCGATCCATGCACCACGGCGCAGAAGATTCGTCGTCGAGGCGGGTAGCCCCTTTACGTAGAGGGCAACGCCGGCGCGGGTCTCGGCAGCCACCGCCGCATTCGTCGTCTGCGTGCCGCGGGTGGGGACCGACGACTGATAGGCGCCCATACGCCATGAAGAGATCGCGCCCGTCGTACCGGTGTAGTTGATCGCACCAGCGCTGACCATGTAGGCGACCGCACGGATTGAGGTCGTCGCAGGACAGCGCGCGATCACTTGGCAGAGATACCAGTCGCCGCCGGCGCTCGAAATGAAGGCGCGGGCATGGCTCCCAGCGGAGAGTCCCGTGACCGAACCCACGGTGCCGGCGCTCAGGTCGAAGATTGCGAACCCGCCGTTGCCCGCGCCGTCATCGATCTGCAGCCGCACGTCTCGGTCGAGCGTGTTCTGCTTGAAGTAGCCATAGGCGCACAGGTCCTCGGCCTGGGAGGTACGAGGCTGCGCTTGCAGGATGAAATGATCGGCGAGGTTGGTGCTTTCGGTGAGCTTCTCAGCCGTCGAGGTTCCGTCCGGCGCGGTGGCCGCGTTGGCGGTAGCGGTGAGCTCCGTCTTCGTCCATGCCGCGTTGTCTTGCTGATCGCTGTACTGCAGGCGGTTGCCGCCGCCGTCGACCAGCATGCAGCGAGCTAGGGAGGTGAACGGCACCTCGATGTGTACGTCGGAGGTGTACCCCGTGGTCGATGCGATGACAGCCGCCGCACGGCTGATTGACCCAGGATCGAGAACAACACCCGATGCCAGGTGATATCCGCGGCTAGTCGAGTAGGTGGTGACCGAGACTGAACCCGAGAGGGCCAGCTGCACGCCCACCGATAGGCCGGAGGAATTCAGCCCATCCATGATGAACGAGCGCAATGCGTACGGCGCGTTCTGAACCAGGGAAACGGACTGCACGAGGGACGGTGTACCGCCGGACGCGGTGGCGGCGAGACGCAATACCGCGTCGTCAACGCTGATGGCGCCCGTTCCGCCGGCGGTCCATCCATTCGTGCCGAGGCTGAAATCGGAGTTCGAGAAAATCTCGGGTGCTGGAAAATTCCCTTCCTGCAGGTACGAGTCATCGCCCAGCCAGATGCGGCCGGACTTTCCCCTCAGAGCCATCAGTGATGACTGGAGCTTCGCGCGCTCGCGCTGATCTTCGGAGGTTCGCCCGCCGTGCGGCGTGAAGTCGATCGTCGCGCCTACGCGCGAGCCGCCAAAGTCGGTCGTCTCCGCAGTGCCCCCGCTGCCCCAGCCACGCGTGACGCCCGTCGCGTCGATGTAGTTCACCCGCGAACGGGCCCACCGCAGCGAAAGGGGAAGGACGAGGTCGTTCATCGGAGTCCGTAGTGGTTTTTCTTCAGACGAGTGACGATCAGCGCCTCAAGGGCCGCATTGTTTTCGCGGAAGATCCTCGGGAGCGCTCGCTCCAGATCAGTGTTTCCATGCGCATCGATTTGGTAGACGGGCGCGATGGTGATATTCCCGCCCATCCCGCCAGGGATCACGGCGCCGGCACCGTCAGGCCAGAAGAGCTCGGGGCCACGTTCGCCGACCAAGCTCGGGCGATCGAGCGGGGGGCGGCCGCCGTTGGCGAAGCCGAAAATCTTCCCCACGCTGCCGAAGAGTCCGCCGCCAAAGCCGCCGATTTTCCCCAGCCAGTCCCACTCGCCCTGGGCGATGCCCATCCCACCGCCGCCGCCAAGCCCACCGCCGGAGAAAATCTCCGCGAGGCCGCCGCCGAGTGTCTTGCCGCCCTTGCCGAGCAGGCCGCCGAATAACTGGTTAATCCCGCTGAACGCTAGCTGCGTGACCCAGTATTCCAGCATGTCCTTCCAGCCTTCCTTGCCTCGCTTGAAGGCATTCATCAGCTGGTCATCGAGCAGCTCGCCCAGGCGCTCGGTCTCTCGGGCACGCTTCTCCGCTTCTTCGCGATGTATCTTGGCAATCTCCTCGGCCTTCTCACGCGCCACTTCAACCTGCCGCTCCTCATGCTGCAGGTAGATGTCGAACTGCTCTTCGAGATTGCCTTCGAAGATTCTCATCTCTTCGGCAAACAGTTCCTCATGCAGTTTGTAGCGTTCGGCGACCGCCTTCTCCTCAGCATCGATCGCTTTCTTTTGTGCTTCCTTCGCAGCTTCGTCGGCGCTGGCGGCGCCGAATCCTTTCGCGCGCGACCCGCGCGTGCCCATGCCGCGAGACCCGCCGCCAATAGTGGTCTGCGCCGCCCATTCCCGCTTTTCCTCATCGCGCAGGCGGTCGAGCTCTGCTTCCATGGCTGCCTTCTCCGCAGCCAAAGGCGAGCCTGGGGCGACATATCCACCCCCTGCGAAACTGGATAGACGGGCCTCGAGCGCGCGGATCTTCTCGTCGCGGCCTCGGGAGTCCGCGCCCGAAAGCAGGTCCATGACGTAAGAGAGGGACGGGGCGACTTTTGAAACCATTGTGGCCGCGAATCCCGACCAGGAGGCGTTTAGACGCTTCGCGGCATCATCTGCGCGCGCGAGCACTTTGATTGTGTCGTCGCCGAACGAGAGCCCTAACTTCTCCGCCTCCTCGCGCGCCTTACGGATCCCTGTTGCACCCTGCTCGAAAAGCGGCAAGAGATCCGCCCCTGCCTTTCCGAAAAGTTCCGTCGCCGCGCGGGCGCGGTCCGCAGGATCCTTCAGTTCTGAGATACGCTGAGCAAGCATCTCGAATTGCTTGTCCGGGGCTTTGTCGCGGATCTCGCCGATCGAGAGCCCAAGCGCATCTAGCGCCAGCTTCGGCCCCTTTGCCCCGGTGCCGGCCTCTGACAGCGAGATCTGCATCTTCCGCAATGCGGTCGACAGAGCCCCGATGTCGATATCAGCCAGCTTCGCGGCGTACGCAAGCTCGGACATCGCCCGTGATCCGAGTCCGGCCTTCGTCGCCGCCTTCGCGATCTCGTCGCCGAACTGAATCGACTGCTTGACGGTGTTCGCGAGGGCGGCCCCGATGAGGCCGCCACCCGCGAACTTAAACGCTGTCTTGATCTGGCTCGCTGCTTTCTCGACGATGCCAACCGCCTTGCCTGCATCGGTCTGCAGGCGGGCGGTGTTCATCGCCAGCTCGATAAGCAGCTGCCCGAGTCGTGCCAAGGTTATTCCCCTATTTCGGTTTCGATCGCGGGAAGGCCGCCATCAGCTCCTCATCCGACTGCGGGACGAAAGGCGGTAGCTCCGTCGTCTCGGGATTGGTGGGCTTTGGGCGGTGCTTGGCGTTGAGATACGCCACGCAGTCGCGAATATCCGGCATTGGCCACTGCTCGACCTCGCGCGGAGCGAGGCCGAGCTCAGTAGCTAGAGCAATGACTACCCGGCGCACAGGCCGGGCCGTCAGTTTTTTTCGGCGGTCTCCAGCGTCGCGGGATTGAGGTTGTTCACCGCGTCGAGCGCGCGGTCGATCGCCAAATAATCGGCGGCGGCAATGCGCTCCATGAACGCTTGCCCCTCGCCCTTCGCGAGCAATGGCTGACCGTTCTCATCGACGAGCGCGGTCTCCATTTCGATCGCCTTCCTGGCGAGGCGGCCCTCGTGCTTGATGGCACGCTCACCCATGTCGATAAACTCGGCCGCCGTGAGGGCGCGCACGAACACCGCGACGTCCGGCAGGCTCGCAAGTTTGATGGCCGTCGACCGACGCTGTGCAATCTTGTCGAGGACGCTCATGCGAACCACGACTCGCCCGCGCGCAGGCGCAGGCTGCAAGTACCGCCGACGGCACCGTCCTTATTGAGCGGCTCAAGGGTGAAAGACTTCACCGAAGCCATGAAGGCCGCGATCTGCCCGCTTGCGAGCGTGATCGAGAACGCGGCGGCGGCGCCCGAGCGCTTCAGCGCGCGCAGGCGGGCGTGGCTCGTGTCCACGACGGACGGATACCACAGCTGCAAGTCGAGCGTGCCGGGGTCGTTCATGCCGAGCAGCGTCTCGTTTTCGAGCGAACGCAGGTGGCTCACGTCCACGTCCGGCGCCTCGCCGTTGAAACCAGGCCCCAGTACCCTGCAATACGAGACTTCGGTCATCGTCTGCGCGAAAGCCTGGCCGCCGGACGCATACGGCGTATGTACGGAGGTGTCCTCGCCCTTCAGCTCGAAGGTGTTAGCCGCGGGGTTGTCGACCACGAGCGCCCGGTTATTCACCTGCAGCATGCCCAGCACGCCCGTGATGCGAACGATCGCGCCGTCGGCGATGCCATGGGACGCTGCGGTCACGACTCCGGGGTTCGCCGCCGAAATGCCCGTGATCGTGTCGGCGGCAGCCTCCGCCGTGGAAACACTCAAGTAGGCCTGTTTGGCCGCCTGCTGAGTCATGAGAGTCGCTCCTGATTACGTGAAGACCGACCACGTTTGCGTGATGCGGTACAGCTCCGGGTCGGTTTCCGGTTCGTACCCGTCCGATTCACCTACGAATTCATGCGTTGCGGCTTCGAGAGCCGAACGGCATGCGTCCGCGATAGCTTTCGCCGCCGTGTATCCGATTGCCCAGATATCCAGCTGCACAGAATTGATAGTTAGACCAGCGCTACTGCGCAGGTGTGGGAATGGGGTCTCGGAGATCCTCTGCAGCGAGATCGCCGGCACCGCGAGGGACTGCGTCCGCCGCAAGGGCTCGATGCGCGTCGCGGGGACGAGCGCGGTCACTGGAGCCGAAGCAATCAGCACGGCTCGGACAGTGGCAACGGCCATTTAGAACCCCGTGATCTTCTTCGCGAGACTTCGAATATTCCGGCGGCGGGCGCGCTCGGCGACGCGCTCGATCGCAGGTCCGAGCGACTGCCGGACGATCTCGATCGCGCGCGCGGCGTTCTCCTCGAAGGCCGGGCGCAGGAACGGCCGGGCGGGCACCGCCTTGATCGTCTTGCCGAAAAACCCCTTGATGACCGTGCCGAGTGACTTCGTCGCCTCGATGGTGCCGCGGCCGAATTCAATCCAGCGCCAGTAGTAAGCTCGAGCGGTCACGCCGATGTAGCGCGACTCATAGGTCCGCGTACTCTCGCGGTTTCGCCACGACTTGATTGAGTCGCGCAGGCGCCCGCGGGCCTGCTTGCCCGGCTGAACCGGTCCGACCATGCGCGTAGGCGCCTTGGCCTTCGCAGCATCGACGATCGGGCGTGCGGCTCTGGTCAGGGCCGCCTGCGAGGCCTTGCCCTGCAGGGACTCCGGGAGGCGCTTCAGCAGCGTCTCGCGCAGCTCAGCGAGGCCCGAGACCTCGATCGGATCAGGCATTGATGACAGCCTTCGCAAGCAGAGCCAGGCCGCGGCGGCGCCCGAGCTCGGCCGGCGGGGCAGTCAGTTCGTACACCACCCCGTCGAGGGTTACTCGGTCGGTGGCCACGACATCGGAGCGGTAGCGGATCTCGAACCGCACCGCCGTCTCGGCGTCTTTCGCGCCACCGACGAAGGTCTCGCGGCCGTTCAGCTCGATCTTTTTGCCCCAGACCGTCGCATACGTGGTGTATGTGATCGTGTAGTCGCCGCTCGCCGCCTGGGCCCCGTGAGTCTTGTGCGCGAGCGTCAGGCGACGATCGAGCGGGCCCGCGCGCATCAGGAATACGACCGGTACTGGTCGAGCAGCAGCTGCGCGGACTGTGGGAGCTCGGTCGAAATGGTGCCGATGACGACCGACTCGCGGTTCGCGTAGTAGTGGCCGATGGTCAGCTTCAGCGCCTGGCGGATCGCCTCAGGGAGGGCCGTGTAGCCGACCACCATGCGAACCGTGATGGTCTCCATCATGTCCCGCACCGACGGCCAGGTGACGCCGTACGCGGGCTCGATGCGCCCCGCGTATTCCTTCAGGGACACCCGATACTGATCGGCTGCCAGCGTCTGCTGGACGCCCGAGGTGTCGTAATAGGTGATCGAGCTCACCGACTGCACGGGCGGCAGCGGGAGGATGATGCGCGGCCGCGCGTACCCGTTGACTTTCTCGGTCGGCCAGGTGCCGTCGATCGTGAAGTCCCACGTTTGGGTGTAGAACTTGCGGCGGGTGTAGTTCTCGGCCGCCTCACGGGCGGCAAGGATGTAACCCGCGATCAGGCCGTCGTCTTCCGACGTCTCGACCTTGAGGTGATCCCGCGCCTCGACGAGCGTCAGGTGCTCACCGGTCGGAGCGGTGACGAGCGAGAGACCCATCAGGCCGCCTCGCCCGTGACGAGCGGGTTCGGGTGTGCGCTGTGGTCGTACTCCGACTCGATATCGTCGGCGGTCGGCAGCGTCTCGGGCGCGCGCTCCGTGAAAACGATACGCGTCGAGCCGTCGTCCCGCTTCTCGAACGAGAGCGCGACGGTGTCATACCCATAGCTTCGCTTATCGAAGGGCTCGCAGGCATCCATCAGCGACGACGTGCGCACGATGGTCAGCTTGATCCCGCGCGCGGCGGCGATACCGAGCCAGAACTCGACGCAGCCTCGGCCCTTCTCCGAGTCGTGGGCGTTGTCGTAGGTGAAGTCCATACCCGCGATCGTGATGCGCTTGACGCCGATGTGGATCGCGTAAGCCACGGCATAGGCTGCGGTGCTGTTGAAATAGATATAGCCGAGGTGGTTGTACACATCCTCGAGCGGGAACGGCACGAGTCCCGGGTAGTCGGGATGGGTGCGGCTCGTGTAGATAGGACCCGGATGCTTGCGCATCCATTCCAACATGTTCGCGATGTTGCTCAGCGGTCGCGCCTTCGCCCGAATTTCCTGAATGCGCACATCGTCCATGTGGAAAATGCGATCGCAGTGCAGGATGTCTCCCAGGGCGTTGATGCCCCAGACCTCGTCGGCGAGTTTGTTGCGCGCGCCCAGCTGGCGAGCGATGAGCACGTATTGATTCAGCGACGGGCCCATGCCCAGGATCGCGACATGTTCCGGCGCTACTCGCTGCTCAGACATGTGACTCCCTAACTATTGAAACGGTCTGGAAAGAGACCGCGCCGGTGAACCCGGCGCGGTCATTGCTTCGACGATGGGCAGCCGTCAGGCCGGCATGCCGTTCGTGGTCTCCGGGTTGAAGAGCAACGCGGTGACATCGACGCAGCCGACCGAGGTCGTGCCCGTCTTCACGAGGCTCACCTGAACGTATCGCTTCGACCCCTTGTAGCCGATCGCCTTGCGCACGTTTGAACCCACGCCCGAGGTCGTGGCACCGCCCAGGCGGCTCGCCAGCGCTTCGGTGCCCACAAGATCGGCATCGGCGACCGAGGTCAGGGTGCCGGTCACGTCACCCTCTTTGACGACCACAGTGACCACCGTGCCGGTGGTGACAATGGCGCCATACCCGAGGATGAAGTGCAGGCCGCCGTAACCCAGGCGGTCGATGATCTTGCTGTTGACGGTGGCATTCGCGCCAATCGCCACCGGGCCAAAGCCGTGACGCACCGTCGTCTGGTTCTTCAATTCATGAACATTCATTGCAGAATTCCTTCAACAACAACGGATGCGGCAGCCCGCCCTCGGGCTGCCGCTAGCGTTGCGACGATGTGTCAGGTCGAGAACTTGATGAACTTGATCGCCTCGAAGTTCACGACCTGGCCGCCCGTGCGCTTGATCGTGTAGAACTTCACGTAAGGCTTGTCCGTGAGGTTGTCGCGGATCGTGCGCACGCCCAGCCGGTCGACGATCTGGTAACCCTCGCGGAAATCACCGAACGCCATCGACAGGCCGTTCGTCGAGAGCGCCGGCAGATCCTCGGCCAGGACGATCGGATACCCGAGCAACCGATCCGGCTGACCAGCCTGAAGGCCTGGCTGCCACAGATAGTTGTTGTCGCTGCCCTTGAGCTTGCGCGTCGCGGCAATGACTTCTCGGCGGGTCACCCACCGCGCGTTCGGCAGGTAACGGGGCTTGAACGCACCCAGCAGCGTGAACAGCGGATCGGCGCCGGTCGTGTGATAGGCACCATTCGCGCCCGTCACAACGTGCTCCAACTGACCCCATGCGCGGGTCGCGTCCGCGGTCGCCGCGGTCGTGTAGGAGGCGAAGCCGCGCGGCTTGTTGCCGCCCGTGCCCACGCAGAACGCGGCGCCTTCCAGGCGGGCGAACTTGTCCGCAACCTTGCCGGCGAGCCACGCCTCGATGTCGATGCTCGAATCGTCGAGCAGCCGCTGCGTCGCCTTCGGAGATGCGTACATCTCGAAGGTCTCGATGCGGTACTTGCCGATGGTGGGCGTGTTGGTGTCGGTGCGGGTGGCCACTTCACCGACCCATGCGGCATCGGCTTCCGTGATGTCCTCGATTCCTTCGAGGGCGTCACTCGCGATCGAGAGAACGCTCGCGATCTGGCGAATCGGTGACAGGTCGAAGGTTTTCGACACGATGCGGCCGGTCAGGTCCGGATTGACGTAGAAACCGCCGTCGGTGTCGAGGCCGGCCTGCAGCGCCTTCGTCTCCTCGGCGTTCAGCGCATCCTTGCCCTGCCGCAGCCACTTGCGCTGCACCGCAGACAGCCCGCGATACTCCTCGGGCGAGAGTGCCGCCGGGATCGGCAGGCCGCGCTTGTGCGAGAGGGCCTTCATCGTCTCGTGGTAGACGATGATCGACTTCGCTTCATCGGCGTTGTCGGGCGTGCCCTTCAGCTTCAGCTCGTTCACGGCACGCTCGAGCGCGACGCGCGCCTCGGCATCCGCCTTCACGCGCTTCTCGAGGTCCTCGCGCTTGCCGGTCAGGTCATCGATGGCCTGGCTCAAGTTGGCGAGATTCGCCTCGGCGAGCGCATCGCTGACGCCTTTCTTGATCGCGTTGTCGTTTTCCTTCTTGAACTCTTCGAAGCGACGGGCGATCTGGTCGCAGGTCTGCTTCAACTGTTCGACGGGATCCATGGTTTTCTACTCCGTGTGAGTGGTTAGATTGCTTTGAGCAGGCGACTCGCCATCTCGGCGACTCTCGCGTCGTCAGTCAGCTCCGCATCGCACGGACGAAGACTTTTCAGCCGAGACACAAATGCCTTGGCTTGTGATTGGGAAAATCCGGCTTCGCGGAGGTACTCCTCGGCGTCGGCCAGGTTCGAAAGCGTTTCGATCGACTTTGCCGCCGTGATCCGGCTCTTGTCGTTCATCGGAAAGGTGACGATCGACACTTCGCGAAGATCGATACCCTTCAGCGTGCGGCGCGGCTCTTCGGGCTTCTTCCCGTACGCGACCTCGCGCGCGATGTAGCCGATCGAGAGCCCGTCGAGAGCGCCGGACTTCAGTCCCTCGTGGATATAGCGACCCTTCTGCGTATCGAGTGCGAAGAGCTCGCCCTTCACATAGAGGCCGTGATCGTCCTCGTACATGTCGGTGTATTTACCGACTGGGATGCCGTCCTCGGCGGGGCCGATGAACCCGCCGTGCTGGAGCAGCATCGGGGGAAACTTCCCCTTTTGCTTCCACTCGCGCAGCGACTTCTTGAACGCACCGGGGGCGATGAGGTCACCGCCGCCATCCACGTTGTTGAACACCGAGCCATAGCCCTCGAAGGCGCCGGCCTTCGTGTCGCTGCTCGCGAGCTTGAGCTCGAGACCGCAGGCGAGTCGTTCGAAGCGCATAGGGTTCAATCTCCTGAGGGCGATGGCGTCGGCTCGGGCGCCTTGGGCGGCGGGCCGCTGAAAGTGTTTGCGGGACTCAGCAGCTCGTTGCCGCCGTCCTTCGGGTTGTAATCGAGGACTTCTCGGGCTTCGTTCTGCGTCAGGACGCCACCGATGACACCGCGAGCGAGGTAGTCCATCTGCTCGCGGGCAGTCATGCGCTGCAGCGCCTTCTCGTTCAAGTTCGTGTAGTAGCCGGCGGCGCGCTCTTCGGGCGTCAGCAGCCACTTGTCCGCGCTCTGCTCGAGGCGCCGGGCCCAGGGGCCGAGGGTGTGGATCGCGTGCGCCAGGAACATTTGCTCGGCGCTTGCGTAGGTGGCTGTCTTGTCAGCGTGACCGACCATGATCGGCAGGACGCGCATGAAACGGCAGACCTCCTCGACGGCGAATCGGCGCTGCTCGAGCGCCTGGGCGTCCGTGTTGCTCATGCCGTTCGCGAACCACTTCGCGTTACGGTCGAGGATCATCGGCAGGCCCGCGTTTTCAGCGCCCTGATGTTCCTTCTCAAGCCAGGCGCGCAGCTGCTCGTGCTGCGCCTTCGTGAGTTCCTTCTCATAGACCAGGTGCCCCGGCATCGTTACGCCGCGGGCTTGGAGCTTCGATTGCCCCTCCTCTAGCGCCATCGAGAGTCCGAGCGCTTGCCGCGCGAGGTCTAAGACATCGAGACCCGTATACGAACACCACGACGGACCGCGGATGTGCCAGATGTCCGCCGAGGTCATCTGCAGCGTGCGTCCACCGTCGAGCTTGACCCCGTACGTTGGCGCATGCGGCCACTGGTACTTGACCGTCAGCCATCGCGGCTCCAGCAAGTACATCGCATCCACTTGGCGCGGAATCGTTCCGCCCACCGCGCCGATGCGCGGCGCATAGACGTACGCGTTCCCCGTGAACGCCAGGTGCAGGCCCATCGTCTCGATGAATTCGAACGAGGTCTGCAGCGGGTTCGGCGACGTCGCGAGCTTGTCGTAGAGCGGGTGCGCCGGCGCCGGCGATCGCGTGAGTCCCTGCTGCCGGTACACCTTGAATGGCAGCATCGCGAGGCCTTCGGCAATCACGCGGCCGCAGGCGAGCGCCGTCGAGACACGTAGGGCAGTCTCAAGGTTCACCACCTTCCCCGCCCAAGACTCCCGGCCTCCAAACACATCCCGGAACAAGGCGAGCGAGTCGTACTTACGGAACACTCGGCTGAATGCTCTTGCGAAGAATCCAGCCACTCAGTGCTCCCAAAATGATTTGACCGCCGCGGGCGCGGTCGACGCGCGCGCCATCGCGGCGCACATCGCGACAAAGGGGTCGATCTTTTTCTCGGGCCGCTCTTTGCGCGGGTAGACGTTGTCCTTCGCGTCCGCCTTCGCGACCACGTTCGACAGCGCCCAGGTGGTGACCGGATCGCCGTTGTGCGCGAGGGTCCGGTTACGGATGTGCGCCTCGATGAGCTTCATCGGCTCCGAGAAGTTGAGCACCGTCGGGCGTAGTTCGACGCACGTGATGCCCTCGGCCTGCAGCTCGGTGACGAGCTTCGTTGCCTGAGCGGGGTCGTACGCGAGCTCCTGAATACCGAAAACGCTGTTTATCTCGAGGATGTCGTCGAAGATCCGCCCGAAGTCGATGATGTTGCCCTCGGTAACCGTGAGCCAACCGTCCTTCGCCCACCCGCGGTAGTGCTGGTTTTCCGGCTCTTGCACCGTCTCGTCGGGTAGATAGTGCTTCGAGAACGTCGCGAAGTGACCGTCATCGAGAGAAAACATCAGATTGAGCGAGGCCAAGTCGACCTTGCTCGCGAGGTCCATCCCGACAAAGCAGGGCTTCCCGCGCAGCTCTTCCATGCGTAGCGCCGGATCGAAGCACTCGGCCCATCGCTGCATGTTGATGTACGCATCGCGCGCCTGAACCCAGACGTTCAGATGCTTCGTCTTGAACGTGCCCTGCTTGCGCGCGTTGTTGATCGCGTCGCGCTGCTGCTGCTGCAGGAATTCCTCGCCGACGCTGATCCCGTAGTTAGGATTCGCCTTGCGTAGCGCGAGCTCGCTCGTCCAGTCGTCTTCCTCGTCGACGGTGTAGATAATTCCGAAATGATCGTCGCCGTCTTCGATGACGCGCTCGAGGATCTTCCGAATCGTCAGCCAGTCGTCGTAACACGGACCCGCCAGGTTGTCGCCGGCGGTCGAGATAATCAGCGCGAGCGGCTGCTCGCGGGCACCCATGCCAGTGAGCATGGTGTCGAATTGTTCGCTGGTCTGGTGCTCGTGGTACTCGTCCGTGATCGAGCAGTGAGGCGAAGCGCCGTCACCGGGCTTGCCGATGATCGGCTCGAACTTCGAAGCGTCACTTTCTCGGATGAGGGACTGCGCGTTGACCTCGATGCCGAGGCCCTCGCACATCGCCGGCGTGCGTAGCGCCATGAGCCGAGCCGGCCCGAACACTTCCCAGGCCTGCTTTTCCGTCGTCGCGCCTGAGTACACCTCGGCGCCGACCTCCCCATCCTTCCAGGCCATGAAGTGGCCGATCGTCGCGGCGAGTGTCGACTTGCCGTTCTTTCTCGGCAGGTAGATAGACGCTTTTCGGAATCGGCGACGGCCCGAGCGCTTGTGCACCCATCCGTACAGGCTGATTCCGATGAAACTCTGCCAGCCTTCGAACCGGATGAAGTTCGCCGCCGGCTTTTTAGGGTCCGGTCGCGCCCAGCGGCCTTTGATGTGAGGCAGTAGCTGAGCGAACCGGCAGAAGCGCTCGCCCTTTTCGGCGTCGAATTTGTACGGAAACGCCTTGGTTCGAGAGCGTTTCTTGTCCTCGAAGTGGCGCTCGCACGCCAATCTCGTCCACTTACTGGCCGGGATCCGGCCCGCAATGACGTCGCGGGCGTACTTCTCGCCCGCCGCAACGTGCGATTGCACGCTCAAGCGTCAGCGTATGGATTGCCGCCGGGCCCCTTCTTCGGTGCTGCGATCTTCGTGCGGCCGACCGGCGTCATGCCGAACTGTGCGAACCACTGCCGCAGCTCTTTTGCGTGCTGCAGATCCCCGGTGAGCTCGAACTGACACAGGATGCGCGCCATCACGGAGACCGAGCTCACGTCGCTGGCGGTGAGCACCACCGGGTTTATCTGGTCGACGATCTTCTTCCAGTAAGGGACCAGGCTCGCGAGCAGGTCTGGCGGCGGCATCGGGTTGAATGCGCCCACGCCGGCGAGGTCCTCGCGCCGTCTTTCGGGGTGTGTTTTGAAGGAACCCCGCAGTTCCAAGACGTTCGACGGGGTTCGGGGGCGGCCCACTGCGGACTCCTATACGGAAATTGGAATGGCTCCATTTTGGAGACATGGAAAAATGAC